CGGACTGACGCCCACCGGAAGGAAACGTCTGAAGGGCGAGGAGAAGATCAAGTCAGCATCGGAGGCATGGGATGAAAGGGAGGATTGAGCCATGAGATGCAAGTATTACCTGCCCTGGGTGGAGACGTCCCGGGGAGAGATTGATGATGCCTGCGTGAACAACGAGGCGAGGACCATCAAGCAGTGCAATTATTGGAACGATCCGGAGAACTGCCCGGAGTTCAAGGAAAAGGAGGTGAGCCATGAAACGAAGTGAAGTTGCAGACTACTTGAAACTCGCTATGGTCGCAAGGACTGATGCGCTGGCGAACCGGCACCTGCTGATGTGCATCGTAATGATGCTATACGCAATAGCCGAAAGCCGTGATCTATTCGATGATGAATATGAGGAGGACGAGAAATGAAGAAGGTGACCAATATAGCGAACCCGGACTTCTTCCTCATCGTGAAGGACGCCTATGTCAATGGCTCTCGGATCATATGCGAAACTGATACTGACTACTTCGACCTCTGGAGAAGCTGCTGGACAATTGAGGAGTATAGCGAAATCACGATGCAGCGCTTCTGCCGATCAGCGAGGGAACTATTCCCAATAGTTCCACCAGAATGGTGGCAAAGACTTGGTGTCGGAGACCTTGACAACGTGAGGATAACGATAACAAAGGGAGATAAGCATGAAGACTAACATCGAGCGGGTGCGCGACTGGTGCCGGCGCTCACTTGACGGCGAGATCCCCTGCTGCCTGATGGCCCGCAAGGCCATCGAGAGGTGGCAGGCGGACCTCGAGCGGCCCGACCTGTACTTCGACGAGAAGGCCTTCAACCGCTTCGTTCGCTTCGTCAGGGAGTTCAAGCACTATAAAGGCCCGCTGGCCGGGCATAGATTCGAGCCGGAGCCGTGGCAGCTGTTCGCATATGCGAACATCATCGGCCTCAAGAGGAAGGACACAGGCCTTCGCAAGTACACCTACGCGGACATCTACGTCCCCAGGAAGAACGGGAAGACCTTCATGGCCGCCGGCTTCGCTGCCTACTTCCTGCTCAAGGACGGGGAGGCCGGCCCGGAGGTGTACACCGCCGCCGTGGACCAGGCGCAGGCACGGCTCTGCTACGACGCCAGCGCGGAGCTCATCCGCCGCTCCATCTTCAGCGAGGACACCAAGCCCTACCAGTGGGGGATGAAGTCACCCAAGAACGCCGGCGTCTTCAAGCCGCTCTCCAAGGACACCAAGAACAAGGACGGCCTCAACATCCACGCGGCCATCTGCGACGAGCGCCACGCATGGCCCACCACGGAGATCTACGACGTCATCAAGACCGGCATGGGCGCCAGGAGCCAGCCGATGCTGCTGTCCATCTCCACCGCAGGGGTGGACACGTCGAACCCTTACTTCGCCGACATCGAGGCCTACAAGGAGATCCTGCTCGGCATCAAGGCAAAGGACAACCACTTCCTCCTCCTCTTCTGCCCTGACGATGGCGACGCCTGGGACGATCCGCAGACGTGGGCGAAGGTGAACCCGAACCTCGGCGTATCTCTCAGCTACAACTACATGAAGAACGAATGCGAGGAGGCGAAGCTCCGCGGCGGCACTTATCTGGTCGCCTTCCAGACGAAGAACCTCAACATGTGGGTCAACGCCCCGGACGTGTGGATCTCCGACGAGGACGTGGTCGCCAACAGCGCCCCGTTCGACGTGGAGAAACTGAAGGGCGAGGACTGCTACGTGGGCCTCGACCTCGCGTCCAAGAGCGACATCTCCGCGGTCTGCCTGTTCTTCCCGAAGTTCAAGGTCGCCCGCTTCCTGTTCGTGGTGCCGGAGGCGAAGGTCACCGAGCAGGAGGACCGCGTGGACTACCGGCTCTGGAAGGAACAGGGATGGCTGACCGTCACCCCGGGCAAGGTCCTGGACGAGGACTGGTTCGTCGACTTCCTGCTGGCCGAGCTTGCCGCCTACAAGGTCCGCTGCGTAGCTTACGACCCGTGGGCTATGTGGAACATCGTCCCGAAGCTCCGACGCTACGAGAGCGCCCTTATGGCCTACCAGCAGAGCATCCGCTACATGAGCGTCCCGACGAAGTGGGTGGAGACGGAGGTCCTCCAGCACAACCTCAACCTCCTGGCGAATCCCGTCATCCGATGGATGTTCCGCAACGTGGTCGTGTACATAGATCCGAACGCGAACGTCAAGCTGGACAAGTCCAGGAGCCGCAACAAGATAGACGGGGTCGTCGCCCTGGTGGACGCCGTGGGCGGCTGGCTGACGAAGGAGGGAGAGAAGAAACCGGCCTATCACGACCACTCTCTCCGCACGATTCGTATGTAATCCCAATGTACATACATTTTTTCTCCAAAGTATATGATTTATAGCCGTTTACGCCTGCATCTATACGGTAGAAATACCCTATATTGTGCAGCGAAATGGCACAAGAACCTAAACGTAAGGGCCTGAAAGCGGCCCTCCGCAACTGGCTCCTGGGCCCCGTCAGTTCAGCGGGGTCCATCCTGGGCATGTACACGAACGGCATCGACTCCGGAGTGACGGTCAACACCGAGACCGCGCTCCGGTTTACTGCTGTATTCGCGGCCATCAAGCTCCTCGCAGAGAACATCGCCGGCTTGCCGAAGGCCGTCATGGTCAGGACGAAGGACGGCGGCTACGAGCCCGCCGTCAAGCATCCCGCCCACGCGCTCCTGTACGTGCGCCCCAACGCCTACATGGACGTCTTCACCTTCTGGTTCACCATCATCGCCTGGCTCGAGGGCAAGGGCAACGCCTTCGCTGTGATCCGCTACGAGAAGGGCAAGCCGGTCGCCCTCCATCCCGTCTATCCGGACTGGGTGAAGGTCGTGTTCGTGGGCGGCGAGAAGATGTACGTCGTGAAGACCACGAACCCGGACTTCTCCTTCCTCGATGGCACCTACCTGGAGAACGAGATGCTGCACTTCATGCTCTTCACCTTCAACGGCATCTGGGGAGTCGACCCGATCTCCTACAACGCGGCCGCCATCGGGGAGGGCATCGCGGCGCAGAAGTTCACCGCGGACTACTTCCGCACCGGGGGCGCCATCAAGGGCACCATCGAGACGGACCAGGCGCTGGGCGACGATGACTACGAGCGCTTCATGGCCCACTGGGCCGCCACCTCCGGCAACGGCCAGACGCCCCTCCTGGAGTACGGCTTCAAGTACAAGGCCATCAACCTCTCCCCGGAGGCGTCCCAGCTGCTCCAGTCCAAGACGTTCTCCATCGACGACATCGCCCGGATCTTCTGCATCCCGCCCCACATGCTGGCCGAGCTCTCCCACGCGACCTTCTCCAACATCGAACAGCAGAACATCTTCTTCGGAGAGTATTCCCTGCGCCCCATCTGCAAGCGCATCGAGAAGCAGCTGGAGCTGAAACTCTTCAACGACAAGGAGAGGGGCGACTACCACGTGAAGTTCGACCTGAACGGCCTGATGAGGGGCGACGCCCAGGCCCGTGCGGTCTTCTACGAGAAGGGCATCAACGCGGGATGGATGACTCCCAACGAGGCCCGCGAGTTCGAGGGAATGAAGAAGCTCCCGGGACTTGACGAGCCGCGCATCCCCCTGAATTATACAACCGTCGGAGACGACACAAAACAAGAGTAACTATGATTCCGAAACCCGTTTTAGGCCTTTTCCGTGGCAACGTCGCCACGATCAGCGCCCCTACGAAGGGCGAGGTCACCAGCTCCTCCATCGCCGTCACCGGCACCGTGGAGTGGTACAAGGGAGACGCCACGTGGGGCGTGGCTTATATGGCCCACGGAGGCTCCAGCTACACGCACGTCGCATCGACGTCGAAGAGCATTTCCAAGACCATCAGCGGCTTGTCGGCCGAGACGAAGTACGACATCGCCCTGTACGTCAAGTACAAGGGCAACTACCAGTACGGCCCCGTCATCGAGGTGACCACCGAGGCCGCTCCCGCGGAGACTCCCACCACCTAATCCGACCGAGCCATGGAAGAGAAAATCCTCAGACGCTGGCAGGACACCCCGGAGATTCGCAAGATCGACGAGGAGTCCCGGACCGTGGAGTTCGTCGCCAGCGACAATTCCGTAGACTCCTACAAGACCGTCCTCCCGGTGGACAAGTGGGACCTCACCCGCTACTCCGGCAACGGCATCGTGGGCTACATGCACGACGTCTATGGCACGAGCTGGACGAAGAGCGCAGACCCTGACGACATCATCGGCAAGGGCGTCGCCTTCGTCGAGGACGACAAGCTCATCGTCCGCATCACCTTCGAGCCCGCCGACCTGAATGAACGTGCGGACAAGATCTTCCGCAAGCTCCAGTTCGGTTCCCTCCACGCCGTCTCCGTGGGTTTCCGCGCCACGGCGAAAGGCCACATGGGGGATGAGGAGCGCGGCGAAGACCCCAACGTCTACTACTACGCCGGCCAGGAACTCCTGGAGGTGTCCGTCGTGAACATTCCCGCCAACGCGAACGCCCTCAAGCGCTCCATCCAGGAGGAAGAGGCGTCCCGCGAGTACGAAGAAAAAGCAGAGCAGCCCGAGGCCCGCGCCGAGGCTCCTGCCGACTATACATCCACAATCGCCAGGGCCCGCGCCCTTATGGCACAAATCAATTAAAACAATGAGAAACTCCAACGAGATTTCCGCCGAGCTCAACACCAGACTGGCTGAGCTCGAAGCCTGCCAGGAAGAAGCGCAGCGCAAGACCCTGGCCGGGGACGTCGAGAAGCTCACCCGCGAGCTCGGCGACGCCCAGATCGAAGAGGCCGCCCGCAAGGCCCTCGCAAACCAGCGCGTCCTCTCCCCCGAGGAGAAGAATGACGTCCGCAGCTTCTCCATTTCCAAGTTCCTGCGCGAGGCGCAGCACGACAGCCTGACCGGCCTCGAGGCCGAGATGGCGAAGGAAGGCGAGGCCGAGTTCAAGCGCACCGGCATCAACCCCGGCGCCAACTCCGTGTTCCTCCCGTCCTTCCTCCGCAGCTACGACTACAACACCGCCACCGAGGACGGCTACGGAAACGCATTCATCGAGCAGACCCAGCTGTCCTACGACGGCAAGCTCCGCGGCGCTATGCTGGGCGAGAAGCTCGGCGTGAAGTACCTGAACGGCCTCCAGGGAAATGTGGGTATCGTGACCGGCGGTGCCGATGCCAGCTGGGTCGCCGAAGAAGGCGCCGCCTCCGTGGCGAAGCCCGCCTATGCGAAGGGCACCCTGTCCCCGAAGCGCCTCCAGGTCCTCCAGGGCGTCACCTACGACCTGCTGCACCAGAGCACCAAGGACGTCGACCGCCTCATCATGGACGACATGGTCAAGGCCCACGCCGCCGCCCTCGACGCCGCGATCTTCGCCGGCACCGGCTCCAGCGGCCAGCCTACCGGCGTCCTCAACGCCTCCGGGATCAACACCATCTACACCAACGACGACAGCCACGCCGCCGCCGTCACCTTTGCGAAGCTCGTCCAGATGGAGACCGAGGTCGGCGAAGACAACGGCCTGCTCGACGAGACCCTCGCCTACGTGGTCAACGCCAAGATCCAGGGCAAGCTCAAGACCATCCCGCAGATCGACGGCTACCCGTACTACCTGATGAACGACGGCAAGGTCAACGG